AGACTAATAAAACTATTGATACTACTTTGTGTTTGCTGGACCATTCTGAAGGGGAAGCCACTTAACATGGCAGCTCTTTCTTCATCAGTTTTTCCAGGGAATAAGTATTTGAGAGCCTCAATAGAATCAACTCCCAATTCCTGAAGATTACGTACGACGATGCTGTTATTGAGCAGATCTTCGGTACTTTCTTCGAAAACTTCTCCCATCCAACGCCAACTGACTTTGGTTGCCCCATCAGGGACAAGGCCAGTTACACCAGGGGGTATCTCACCTGCGTCTAGTTTAGCACGCATCTCTTTATTACGTTTTGCCAGAAACTTCTGATAATCCTGTTGATATTTACCATAAGCATTGTTGTATTCTTTTTCATCTTCAAAATCTTCTGGCAACGGAAGCTCTGGTTCCGTTAAGCCAATAGCTTGTGCAAATGAATCATTAAAGTTACGCTCTTCTGCGTAAATCATCATAGAGAACAGAGAACACAAGCCGTATGAGAATAATGCTCTTGCTTTTTTCTCAGCAGTTGCTGCTACACGTCCATATAGTGTCTTGATTTCATATGCAGTTTGTGCCGTGTTGATATCAATGTCATCCACCCCACCAAGTGCTAGTCGGATCTCTGAACGGTACTGTTTAACGTATAAATTCTGATCACCTGAAACACTATCAGGGGTCATATAGCCAACACGGTCAGTAGGCTCTAGATTTGCAATAACACGGGGAACTTTAATCTGTCCATCTAGAGTTCCAGCACCAAATGGTTGACTTACTCGTGTACTTGCTCTGCCTGTTCCACCGATTGGTGCAAATCCAGCTTGTGAGCTAATTGTTGGGCGGAAACTATTGTCATCTCCACTATCAAGAATATCGTGCCGTGGACGACTAGAAATAAGTGTCGGGTTTCCAAAGAACTTCATGTTCTTACGGATGTTGCGCACTAACTCATCGTGATACAAGATCTGATGAGCCAACCAATCGAATTCACCGTTACCAGTCGCTTCACCTGTGCAGTCCATGTGGTTAAACACTTCAACTGCAGGGATGAAGCCAAGACTGTTGGTCAAGGTCTCTGTTTGACCAGGCATCTTGAAGGGCATTGCACCCATCTGGTTTGAAAACTCAATTTTCTCGTCTGAAATTGTTTGTTCAATCCGATCTTTGTAGACCTTTAGCTGAATCCACTTCTTTTTGCCATTTGATCCATTCGAACCTGGCAGATTGTCTGCTAACCCAATGGTTTGTTGAACATTGAAGGAATACACGAGAACTAAAGACTCAAGATCTCCTGCTTGGTCACGATATGCCCTATAGCTGTCTTTTGGGAAGTAGAGAATCTGATAACTTTCGCCTGCGGGTCGGAAATAGAAAAGACCTTGTCCATCACATAGGAAGTAATCGACAATACTTTCGAACTTCATTTCTAGCATGTTCTCTTGAGCGAGCTTTGCTAGAAATTCACGTCTCTTACCAAAGGAATCCTGCTCAGAATAGAACTCAATTCCTCTACGCAGCATAAATGTCCTCATCTGTGCAAGATGAGAGGACACAATCATTGTGTCTACAGATAAATCTCCACGTCGTTCTTTTGCGGCAAGCAGTATTTGTTGAAATTCGCTATTAATTGAATTCATTTCAATATTTCATGCTGTTCATTAGTTTTATACTACTTGATATCTTTCCTTGCTTGTTTGTAAATTTCTTCAGCATTAGATTCAATGGGATCAGGCTTCTCTGGATTTGTATAGGTAAAGTCAAATGGACTTCTTCCACCAAAGAGATCTTTTTGCATTTTAGCTGAGCGATCCCTTGATTCTGCAATTGATTTATTCAATCCTCTTTCACGGTTCTGTGCACCAAAGGGATCATTTGCTCCGTAATTTTTATTGTCAAAGAAATCAAATTCGTTACGCATTGAACGCTGGTTCAAACGATTTGAATCGATGTACATATCCATAAAGCGTGCTGCTGCTGCAGGACTATCATCTGCACCACCATATTTACCGCCACCCCCATCTGCTCCATAACTACGATATGAATTATCGTTTAGAACCTTACTATTATCAATGGAGTAATCGAAGTTCTGTGATTGGGAAATAGAGTTATCTTGGTTTACTCGGTTTCTATTACCATCAATATTGATTGGATTGGCTTGTGAGATCGGAGAAGCTATGGAATTATCACCTGCAGTGGCTTTTCCTGCTTTAGATGCAGGAACCGTTGTAGGAACATCTTTAGATTTAGTAGGTGCTTCGGGTTCTGGCTTAGCCTTACCAGCTTTCACATAACCACGTAATTTATCTAGAGCATCCTCAGCTGCTCCACCCATGCTAGAGCCCTCATCACTAGCAGTATCCGCATAGTCCAGCACCATTTGTGCTCCTTCGGCTTTACTCAGATCTCCACGATTGTCAAACGCGGTACGAATGTCTAGACCACTAAACCTATCTGTGCCTTTTGAAGATCCCGCTCCTTCAGCCTTGCGATCGAATGCATCTAAATAACTTTGAAATTCAGCGCTACCTGCTTTACGGGCCATCTCACTATCTATAAATTAAAGCTGTCACTATTGTAGTCCATTTGTAGACTACCTCTTCTTAGCAGTCCACCCATTGTTAGTACCATTGAATCTACAGCGTCATCATGTGGTGAATGTCCAAAGTTTAGTAGCTCTTCTTCTAGTACATCCCACTTACGCCATTTGTTCCACACAACTTTTTTGTGCTCATATAAACCAAGTACACCACGGAGCCTCGCAAGTTTGTCTCCCTTAAATCCTTTGACTGGTGATACTGATAGGTTATACAACGCACGCTGTTCAAGAATTATTCTTTTAAAATCACCCTCAAATGAGTTTTGATAAGCAACGGCTTCAGGCCATATTATGCACGGCGACATTGTTGGAAAAAATTGACCTTCGTCATTCTCAAGGACTATATTCCAATCAGCAAGCATTTGGCAGAGCAGATCCATCTTATCGAGATTGCCCATCGTGCGAGCACGCCGTTGATCAATCATGTAAATTCTGCCTTCTTTGATTCCACCTAGAGTCATGACAGTCCAGTCATTCTTCTCTTTAAGTCCAGCACTTAAGTCAATACCTACACCAAGGCAGTCATAGTCTTCTGGAACTTCACCTTTAATAATTAGTTCAGGTGATAATCCAACGTCTGTAGATTTGACTGCTGCATTCAAGTACTGATATGCAAACGCTACACGATCTTCTGTCTTACGTTCATTCAGGTATTTCATAGACCAGAACTCTGGCCAATATGAACGTTGCTTTCCGTCTGGATCAGTTATGACTGCTCGCTGAACAATCTGTTTCCATTTGTTTTTTGGAACGAATAACGTGGCGTGAATATCGTCAAAGTGGAAGCGGGTTCCCAAACAGACAGCCCGTGCACCTTGAAACATCGTTGGTGCGATAACGTTAGACCACGTCTGCTCCATCTCACGGCGAATGTCTGGGTTGTTGATCGAAGCGGCAGATTTGATAGGGTCATCAATAAGCACCAGCTGTGATCGTTTAGAGGTGATTGCACCTTTGAGACCACCACACGCAATTGTGAAAGCTTCTTCACCTGCTGTGTCAATTCCTGCAAACTCATAATCAATGGACCAGTATTCATCTGAACGTTTTATTTTTGAGAGCCTTACCATCGGAAAGATCTCTCGGTATTTGGTACTTGTAAGTATTCCCTTAATAGTTGCAGACTTAGCGCGACTGATATCAACCATGTATGCGATATAGAGAATACGCAGCATTTGCTTAGCAGCTGCATGTCGTCCAATCATCCAAGCTGCAAATAAACCAAGGACAGTACTTTTAGCTGAACCACGAGGAGCAAGGATCGAAGTGTTCGGTCCTGCTATTCCAATAAGGCATTCACTGTCTTGTCCAGTACACAACTCTGCATGCCACTCCAACATATGTTTTGCAGGAGCCTTACCCATGAACTTACAAAAGTCTTGGAAATTATCTCTTGCTTTTAATACGTCTTCACTCGGTGGTTTGACAGTTACCTTTGTAGCTGTCATCAGTGCTATTCGTCTGTACGCTAATGACGCGCTAGATATTGCCATAAGTTAGCCTTTCCTAAAGTCTAACTAATAATTACCTTCTTGATAGTGCGTATGCTTTAGCTAAACGATCGGCAGCGCTGTCCTTTATGCGACTAATTGCCCTACTTCTTGCTTCT